CATCGCCGAGCGCAGGCCGACCAGGAGCGCTTCGAGCGGCATCGGCGCGATCAGGAGCGGCGGGCCGAAGATGCGCGACAGGATGTGGGGCAGGGCGCGGATCATGCGGCGTTGTCCTGCTGGTCGGCCAGCGCGTCCTCGGCGTCCTCGGCGTCCTCGACGTCCTGCTGATCGGGCTGGTCCTGTTGATCGGGCGGCGGTTGCTGGCCGGGCGCCGGTGCCTTGGCCGGTGCGGCGTGGCCGGTCCAGCCGATCGGCGGATCGTCGATGCCGTACTTCTCGCGCAGCTTTTTGGCCTCGGCGATGCGGCGATAGACGTTCTCGATGTCGAGCCCTTCGGCCTCGACGGCGTCTTGCGGGGCCATCACCTGGCTGTCGACGGCGAGCTTGATGGCCTGGCGATCCTTCAAGGGATCGACCCACGGCGTGCGCGGCGTGATCGCCTGCATGGCGCGATAGAGCGCCGGCTGGGCGTTGTAGTCGGTGGCCGAGAGACCGGGGATGGCGCCCGCGAGCACGGCCGCATCCATCCAGCGCACCCACACCTTGCGCAGGAATTGGTAGACCAGCACGGCGTGCTGAAACGCTTCAACTTCACTCCTGAAGGCAAGTAGACCGGCGCGGCTGCTGGCGTAGGTCGCCTTCGAGAGATCGGCCGAGAGTTCGGCGTAGGGCACGCCGAGCGAAGCGCAGATTTGCAGGAGCGTGCGGAACTGGAACGGCTCGTAGCCGCTTTCGACGCTGCCCGGCTGGGCGAAGGTCACCTTCTCGCCGGGGAACAGTTGCACCGTGGCACCTGGGCCCCACACGCCCGGATCATCGTCGGGGCGCGGTTCGAGCGGGTTGCCTTCCTCCTGCATGGCGAGCGCCATGTTCTCGGATTGCTCGATGAAGGTGGCGTAGCGCGCCTGTTGCTTCTGGCGCTCGAGCTCAGCGTCGTCATAGAGATCGAGTTGGAACAGTTTCACGATCGCGGCGGCGTAGCCGGTGAGGCCGCGCAATTGGCCCGCCTCCACGGGATCAAAGACGTGGATCACTTCCTCGGCCGGGACGCGGACCAGCATTTGCTGGCGCGCGGCTTCGCCAAAAGAGAGCGTCTGATCAGTCGGGTTGCTGCGATAGAACCAGTAGGCGACGCGCTTGTCGCGCAGGTTGCGGTCGAACTCGATGCCCATGCGGATCGCGCCGCCCGCGTTGGGCTGATCGTCGGGCACGGTTTCGAGACGCCACATCGAAAGCTGTTCGGACGGGATCAACTGGAGTTGCAGCGGCACCGACAGGCCATCGGTCGGAAAGCGCGGGCGGAAGCGCACGAAGCACTCACCGGCCAGGAACGCCTCGCGCGACACGCGCCGGGTGAGCCCGTAGAAGTCGGTCACGTCCTCGGCGTCGCACTCGTCGGTCCACAAAGCCCAGGCGATTTGAATGTTGTCGCGCAGGCCGGTCGAGGTGACGAGCGCCGACGGCTTGATGCCAGGACCCACGGTCGCCGCCGACCACGAGCGCAGCGCCTGCTTGGCGTAGCCGTTGTTGCGCACCAGCCAGCGCGCGCGGGCAATGATGCTCGGGCCGGCGTTGCGCATCAGCGCGTTGACGTGCACCGAGGCCGGCTGCCAGTAGGCCATGCGTCGCTTGTTCGAGCCGCCCTCGAGGCCCGATGGCGGGACCAGGGTGGGATCGTAGGCGCGGCCGAACGGGGCGAACGGATTGAACGGACCGGCAGGGCCGCCCGGCGGCTGGACCTGCGGGCGCGGCAATCCGCCGGTGAGCCAGCGCAGCGCAGAGCCGAGGCCGGCCACCTAGAGGCCCTTCACGAGATCGACGTATCCCAAGCGGCGGCGACCGGGCCACCAGTAGCCGAGCTCGCACGAGATCAACTCGCGCTGAATCTGTTGCGCCACCGGAATGAGATCGTTGATGCCGCGATAGGTGACCGAGCGCCCGCGATCACCGACCGACGAGACGCCCGAGGCAAGCTTGGCGCGGATCGCGTCGAGTTGGCGGCGGCGCGTGTCCTGGGCGGCGGGGCTGCAATCCAACCCGAGGGGGCCGGTTGTTACCGGCACGCCGTAGCCGGGGTCGACGACGGACATGGCGAGTGTAGGTTCCCTTGACCACATGGTTGAACTGCCGCACTAATGGCGGGCGTTCACCTCAAGGGGATCTATTTGTAGGGGCCGTCATTCGTGGCGGCCCTCTTTTTTCGCTCGCGCGACGTCCCCTGTGGAGACGCTTAATGGCCTCGAGCAGCCGATGCCATACGCCGCGCTAATGCGCTTTGCAAGCGAGCCTTCATCGTGTTGCTGATCACGGCCTGCACTTCCTTGGTTGCGAAAGTGCCGGCGATGGTCGGTCCCCACAGTTGCTTGAGCGGCAGACGGCTCGTGCCGCGACGGCGATAGACCCCGGTGTGACCGCTTTTCATCTTGGCGATGAAGGCGTGCAAGATGATCTGCTGATGGCCCCAGGCGCGCGTGCTCACGCCGGTCGCGACCTGGTGCACGGGGAATTCGATCAGCGGGATGGCGCGCCGCGATGAGCGCACCGCCACCTCATAGTCGCCCGGGGCGACGTGATCGTAGAAGATGCGCGACTTCACCGACGCAACTTTAAGGCCGGTCCGCTTGGCGATTACCGAGGCAGCCTTCGACTGCGCCGACTTCGCGGTGTCGACCAGGGCCAGCGCCACGATCTTGTCGAGCTTGGGCTTGGCGATGCCGTTCAGCGAATCGACGTAGGCCTCGGCGTTGACCGTGATGCCCGCCTGCGCGGCCATGGTCAGGGCGCCAGCACGTCGGAGGGCGGGTTGGTCGGCTTGCCGTAGTTCGCCATGCTGTTCATGTGCTGCGGCACGTCGCCTGCGCTGTTGTCGAGCAGGAACTTGGCGATCTTGCCGACCTCGACCGGCTGGCCGGTCGACCAGTCGACCGCGACCGTCTCGCCATTGGTCGCGCCGCTGTTCGATGAGACCTCGGAGCCCCAACCGGCATAGGGCACGACGAACACCGCCTCGCCGGTGTTCTCGCCGTTGCAGGCCGCGGCGTAGCGCAGGCCGTCGGGCGCGACGACGCCGCCATCGGCATTGAGGATGAACGAGCCCATGAAGAGATTGACCGACTGCACCGACTTGATGCCGGCGCCCGAATTGCGGCTCGAGTTCGGGTGGATCAACATGACGTTGCTCACGATGCCCTGGTGCTCACCCGGCGTGTAGGTGTTCTCCATCGCGATGCCGTCGCCTCGGTGGTTCTCGCTGTGGATGTTGAGGCCCATGCCCTCGAAGACCGCGCCGGACAAGACGAGCCCGCGCTGGCCGCACGACAGGTAGAGATCGCGGAGCGTGAATTTGTAAATGCTGCCGGGGTCGCCCTCGGGCGCCGAGAGCTTGAGACAGTCGCCGCACGGAATGCCGGCGTAGCCGTTGCCGAACAGCGACAGCTTCTCGATCACGAGGTTGCGATTGCCGACGCCCTTGGTCCCGCGATAGACGAGCATGTCGTCGCCGCCCGGTCCGACCCAATTCACCTTGGCGTAGTTGCCGTTGACGCCCCATGGGCTGCCTTCGTGGCCGGGCTGGGCGATGGTGATGGTCTGCTCCAGCTCGACGGCGGTGCGCGGGTCGAGCATGCCCACGAAACACTCGTCGGCAAAGTATTCGAGCGCCTGGGCGAGCTCGTTGCCGTTGCGCGGCCAGACAAACGGGCTCGTGTCATCGGGCACGGTCGAGCGCGGCTGCGGCCGCACGCGATAGAACGCGGAGGATCGGGCTTCGGCGTGCGGACCCTTGTCACGAGGCGGCATGGTCTGGTCCTTTCGGTGGCGCTGGTTCGGCATTAGCACGAAACGCTTCAACTGATCTCGTCGATGTATTCGAGCAGGCGCTCGAGCGCCCGAGTCGCCTGGCCGATCGCGCTCTTGTTGGGGCCGGCGGCCTCGCTCACGACGGCGGCGACGTATTCTGAGAGCAGCAGGAGCAGGCGCGCATTTTCCTGCCGGGTCAGCATTTCAGCCCTGCCAGTAGGAGACGCGACGACGACGCGGGCCGCCGCTCATGGTCTTGATGCCGCCGCGAATTTTTCCGGCCGACGGTTCGACCGGCTGCACGGCGGGCGCGGCCGGCGCGGGCGGCGGCGGTTGCAGCGGCGCGCCCGGACCGCTCGGCGCAATCGGCGGCGGCGGTCGGTGCGGCGGCGGCTCGGCCAGGCCAAGCTGCACTTCGAGCGCCCGCCAGCGATGATCGCCCCAGCGATCGGCGCCCGACAGCCAGACGGCGGCGCGGGCATAGACGCGGGTGTCCAGCGCTTCGTTGCGCGGCCGCAACTGGCGCCACTCGGTGCGCGCATTGAAGCCGCGCTTCGAGCGGACGATGACCTGTTGCTCGGCCACGAGTTGCTTGATCCATTCGTCGCTCGCCACGTCGGGCAGATGGACGTAACCGGCGGGATAGGTGAAGCCCGCCGCCAACTGTTCATCGGTCGGGCGCTCGAAGCCGAGTTGCTTGTAGAATTCTTTTTTGAAGAAGCTGACCGAGACCGTCCACAGTCCCAAGCCGCGCTTGAGGCGCTTGCCGTCTTGCTTCACCTCGACCTTGGTCGGGCCGGCGACGGGGACGATGCGATCGTAGATGCCGACGCCGCGCACCGGCAGGACGATGCTTTTGTCCTGGGTGCGCGCCCACTTGTAGACGCTCTGCGTGGAAAAGCCGGTGTCGATGGCGAGGCCCTGCAGGGCCATGCGCGCGCCGGTCGAATGGAGCCAGGTGCGCGACAGGAGGTCCGACATCAGCGGCCAGATTTCGTCGCGGCCCGGATCGCCGGGGATGACCAGGTGCTCGACCAGCCACGATTCGAGACCGCGCCCCCACGCCCACACGTCGACTTCGATGCGATCGGCCTGGACGTCGGCACCGGCGGTCAGGAACAAGCCGCGCTCGGGCACGACAAGATGGGGCCACGTCTCGCGCCGCTGATAGAGCCGCTGCCAGTCGGGCACCTCGGCCGCCTCTTCCTCCCATTCCTCGCCCAGGACGGTGTTGATGAAGGTCTTGCGCGCGTCGGCGTCGTTGACCGCTTCCTCCCACTGCCGGGCGATGTCGGCCCAGCTTTGCCAGCCGATCGGCGAGTAGAGGCCGTTGATGTGATAGCCATGCGTGAGTGGATCGGCGGCCACCGCGGTCGCGCGCCACTCACCGGCCACGAGCATGTCGGTCTTGTGGTGCTCGGCAAAGGTTTTCTCGCAGGCCGCGCACTGGTATTGCGCGGCCTCGGGTTTGCCGGGCTGCCAGCGCAGGCGCTTGAATTCGAGGATCTGGAATTCGCCGCACTCGGGGCAGGGCACGAAGAAGTGGCGCTGGTCGCTGCGCTCATACTCGCGGCTGATGCGCGACGCGCCCTTGAGCAGCGGGGTCGAGGTGAGAAACTTTTTCGAGCGGAAACTGAAGGTGCGGGCGCGCGCCTCGGCCAGGCCGACCGGATCGCCTTCGCTTTCGACGTCGCCCGGATAGGCGTCGATCTCGTCGAGGAACAGATAGCGCACCGGCATCGACCGCAGGCCGACCGCCGAGTTGGCCCCGGTGATGACGAGCACGCCGCCCTGGAATTCCTTGAGCAACATGGTGTTGCCGCTGTCGCGGCTGCGCGCCGGCTTGATCTTGTTGCGCAGCTTGTCGCTTTCGTCGAACAGCGTGTCGATGCGCTGTTTCGAGTAGCGCTTGGCGAGATCGACGGTCGGCTGCACGAGCAGGATCGGGCCGGGAGCCTGGTCGACGAGATAGCCGATCCAGCAATTGCCGAGCTCGCTGGCGCCGATCTGCGCGCACTTTTTCATGACGATGCGCTGGACGGGCGAATCGACCGAGAGGTCATCCATGATGGCTCGCAGGTAGGGCGTGCGGGCGCTACGATACGGTCCAGCTTCGGCGGCGCTGCGCGAGGTGAGCACGCGGTAGGCGTCGGACCACTCGACCAGGGCCAGCGCCTCTTCGGGTGCCAAGTATTGGTAGAAGCAGG